GTAACATCGCCAGCAAAAGTGTAGGTGTCAGGAGTCATTTGGCGTAAATGCAGTTAGGGTGAGAAGGTTGGACAGCACACGCTTTATCGTATGCTTCAAATAGTTGTTTGTCTCGTTTAATCAGTATACCATTATAAACAATAACGGCAACAACAGCGAGAGCGATGTAGGGAAGTTTCATCAGTACAATTCGTAGGGTTCAGCATTGTACTCAATCACATCCATGAACTCTTGGAAACGATCAAGAGCCTTCTTGTTCATCTGAGAATCCATAAAAGAGCAGTAGAACTGAAGAGAGTAGCGAGCACGATCTTCAGGGCGGTCTAGGATCTGTTGGAGGCGGGCGACTTCGGCAGCATGGCGGTCTAGGATCTTTTGGAGGCGGGCGTTCATGTCGTTCCCTTGACTACCTTAGTAGTATAGGGCGTCCAGCGGACTCTTGGCAGGTTCTGGGTCCGCTTTCTCAACTGGCACAGCGTCTTGGATGCGCTGCTGGGCAATGGCGTAGTAATCTGGATCGCTCTCAATACCAATAAAGTTACGCTTGGTATTGACACATGCTACCCCTGTTGTACCACTACCCATAGTATTATCAAGCACTATATCACCTTCATTAGAATATGTCTTGATCAAATACTCCATTAGCGGCACAGGTTTCTGCGTTGGATGAAAACCTTTCTCTTGCTTGAATTTTAGGACGGTCTTGGGGTAGCGAGACCCCTCTGGGTTGTCGCGATGCTTAGATTGCTGTTTACCATAAACCTCACCAATCTTTGCCGTGTCAGATTTAAATCCGCTATACGGAGTTGAATACCACATCTGAGGATTGTACGTTGGTTTTTTACGGTAGAAAACCAGAATATTTTCATGTGATTTGAGAGGCATTACCTTGGCATTCATAGGATTAGTACCTTGTGGTTTCTCCCAAATCCATTCATACTTGAGATTTTCAATATTTGATGCTGCTAGGATAGTTGTGAATGGTTGAACAGCAGTAAACACCATAGCAGCATTCTGCTTACAGATCCTATTGTATTGCTCCCACAGTTGGTCAAGAGGAATAATACTATCCCACTTACATGCTGTTGTACCATACGGCAAATCTACCAACAAGAGGTCAACCGAGTTGTCCTCAAGTGTTGGTAGAATTTTTAGGCAATCACCCAATAACAATGTCATGTATTTCCTCGCATATATCAAGTTTTACACCAGTCCAAATTTGATCAGACATCTTTTTTGAAATTTTAGCAGTATAATCTTCAGAAATCATCTTCCATCCATTCACTTTGCCTTTTAGAGATCCTCTCTTACCGATAGTTTCAAACCATTCGTGCTCATGATAATTTAGTTTTTTTGGATCAATAACAATAAAATAATAAATTTTCTTTCCTTTCCCCCAATTTCCTTTTTCAGTAGCAAGACTTAGTATATAATCTTCTTTGGGCACACTCAAGAACTCTAACTTTTCTTGAAGAGTACCGTGCCCAGTAAGACGAGAACCAGAGATTCCAACTACATCTCTTACTATACTCCCACTCTTATTACTAATACGAATCCCACAATCTGTAGTTTGATCAGCACCACTCTTATGATTGCAATCAGGTTTCCAATTACTACCGTAGCCTGCTTGCCTCAACGCATAGGCAAGATTCTCTTCCCAATACTCTGCTTTACATTTACCAGTATAAAGCTCATGATGCTTGGTGAGGCGTTCTTTGATGTAAGGAACAAGAGATTCAAACATGGTTCAGTTCAGTTCGTTGAGAGCATTAATAAGAGTTGTTTGAAGATGATTTTCAAGGTGCCAATCATCAACGCCATGAGACTCACAGATGGCATTAGCATCCTTCTCAGTCAGACTCCACATGACATCAATCAAATACTTGATCTGCTGGGTGTCCAGGGGAACTAGCGTGGCGACAGAGGGACAGGGATAGGTCATAAAGGTCAGAGGGGGGTTACAGGAGATTCTGGAGGGGTCTCAGCAGTAGACAGGGGAGTAGTCATCGCCCTGATACGCTTCAGTGTTGAAGTCAGTGACCTCAGCGCCGTTGGCAATCAAGTTGCGAATGGAATACATAGCATCGGTCTTGACAACGGTGGAGAAGGAGATCATCTCGCTCTCAGCACCAGGATGCCAGATGACACGCTTGACGAAACGCTTGCCACCAGCGACAGGGAAAAAATCAACTTGAGTGGCAGAGTTCTGGAGTTGCATTGGGGCGTTCCCTTGATTACTTGTATAGTATGGCATGAAAAAGGGGGTCCGTCAACCCCCCTAGACCAGTCTGTCAACTGTCACCCCAGATAGGATGCAGTTCAGTTTTAGCATGTTCAGTCTTGTTAATGTGCTGCTCCCACATAATCGCATCCTCTAGATTGTAGAAAATAGCTTGTTGTTTCGCTTGTCCCTTCTTCTTGTTCTTCATCCACACAACTGCGTACTTCATGCCAATAATTACGATAAACTACAAGATTTGCTTGATAACGACCATTACGAGTGGTGTTATCAGGTTTGTCAATGAAACAAATGGTGACGTAATCGTCACTTATAAAATTTACCCATCCAGTTGTACTATGATATGAAACTAGATCACCATATTTAAATGAAAAAGAACTTAATTTACTCATTAAAAACGTTTTGGCAATTTGTCATACTGCCATTTAGCAGCAAGTTCATCCAGGGTGTCAATCTCACGATGACCCATCATAAAAAATTTAAGATTAACTGCACGATCTAAGCATTTCGTGTGATAGTCTATCACATCTTGCACACAAGATAACATTTCTTCATATGTTTGTCGTACTGATACTTCATGATCTTGAAGGTAATCATCTATGCAATCTTGCATACGATCTTTACGCTGCGTTTTATACACTTTTTCCCAATCATGTTGTACGTTAGGACGACCTTCAATAGTCATTAGTTAAACTCCTCATTGCGACGACGATCAAGATGTTCAATAATTTCAGAACGCCATTCCATCAACTCATTGTAACATTTTTGATTATGTGCACATTGACGAAGGTATGGATCAGGTTTTAATACACTTTCATAAAATAGACCAAGTGCATCTCTACGTTTTTCGTGTTTAGAATTTTCCATATTTAACTTTAAAGTAATTTAGTATTGTTCTCCTTCACGTGCTTTGGCAGGAGCATGGACAAGATCAACAATAGTCATGGCTAATTCTGAAAATGCGTTTGGATAAGAAACAATACAAAGACCTGCAATTGCAACAGTAGAACATGATTTCCAAAAGAATGCCATGACAAGCAAGGTGACATAACAAAAAGTATCATAGAGCATCAATGACTCTATGAGCAATTTAGTGTGACACTTTAATCAGTGTCTACTGCGTCAATAGATGCAATGTCACAAACTGGCACCTCATGCTCACCAGCAATGAGATACCAATGCATCATATGACCATGATATTCAGGATGTGCTTGATACTCAATGGTATATTCACGTTCACCACAATACATTATTTCGCTTTTTGGAATATTGTGATCACGCATCATTGCTTGAAGTTGCAAGTGCGTCAATTCTGGTTTTGTAGGAACTTTCATTATTTCTTGCAAATTTCATCATAGAATAACACAGACACCAATGGATGTCAAATTGTCTGTGGTTTTGGTATAGTTTTATTAGTATATGGAATAGATCCACTTGGTGAAATAACGTAACATTCAATATAATAGTCAGTATCTTCTAAATCTTTATATTGTGGAAACCAATCATATGCTGTATCAACTGCCTGAGATTTTGAATCAAATTCATAAAAATTATATTGATTAGCAAAAATTTCACCAATTTCGTCTTCTGGAATACTTTCTGTATAGTAATTTTTTACTTCTTCTTTTTTAGTTTCATCTAGCAATAAAAGATTTTCATTATTAATGACAAGAATATGTTTATTATTTTCTCGCGAGAAAAAATGAATCAATTCATATAATCTTTTTGGGTCCATTGATACTAACATTATAGTTCTCCTGTTTCAATTTTTGTTAATAAAGAATCAATAAAATCTAGATTTAAACTATCATTACTTTGATTAATTCTTTCAGAAACTACACCAGGATTTGCAGTAAACTTTGTAATAAATTCACTTACCATGACACGTGTATTACTTTCATAATCTGATGTAGCAACTTTAGATGCAATATAAAAACTCATTCTTTGTGCATAGGTAGAAAGAGTATTTGAATTCATTTTCCAAAAATGATATGAGCTTGTAAGATAATCATCATTAATTCCTTGATCACCTACCATTTCAGAGACTTGAGGTTCAATATACAATTCTTTTCTTTTTAAATACTCATCTGGTGTAATAGGAAAAAATACATCAAGAGGAGTTTCAATTGTTTGAATTTCTGGAAGATCTCTAATATATTGTCTGTATTGACTCCAAAGAGATTTAGTTTGATCATCTATATTGTAATCAGAAGAAAATATAAAATCACTATCTTGAAGCAAAAATTTCCTAACTAAATTTATTTTTTTCCAAGTGATAGAATTTGTTCTTTCGTATTCGCGTATTATTGCTTGTTCATAGGTGTTCTCTATAATATCTTTATATTGTATAAATTTTTCAATTAAACTATCTTTTAATTCAACAACAGAATAATCAGCTGATGATCCAGGATCAAACTCATAAGATACCCATTTAAATTCGCCTGTTTTAAAATTCTTTTTATACTTAGTTCTTTGAATCAAATAACTATTGTCGTTATTGTAGACAAAAATCTCAAGTTTATCTTTAGCATTATCCCATAAAGGATATAGTATTGGCAAAATATCAGTTTCCCAATAAGAATCATTAATTTGTTTTTGAACGCTTTTGTATTGAATAGTTCTTTCAACTGCATTCAAATATAATGCGACATTTTTGGACATCTGCTCTGCCATAATTATTTCTTTGCTAATTATTTATTTTAAAAAGATTTAATAAGATACTTAGATCTATGATATCTAGTAGTAAGAGATATTGGTTCTAGAACACGTGCTTCAGCAAATACAGAAATTGGTGTTGAGGTTGAAAGTGTAAAAGTTCCGTCCGTAAATCTTATATTAGATGCACCTGCAGAAACTGTTCTACGAACAACATCAATTCCAGAATTTGGACCACAAGATCCAAGATTTCCTTTTATTGTAGCATTTGTTGCTGCTGTAAAAACAGTTTCAGATATTTCACCATAGACAATACCAAATTGAGCAATTCCCCATTTATCTAGTTCATCTGCATTTGGATTTTGATTATCTCCAGAAGTTGCTGGTCTTGTTTGTCTTAAAACTAAATATGCCCCAGAAATTCTCGCTGGATTAGATTCATCAAGATTTACAATATAGTTTGCATATCCAGAAGCAGTAACAGTAGTTGGAACTACAACTTGAATTAAACTTTCAGTTGGAGAATCTAATGAAGTTTTATAATACAATTCTAATGGTTCTTCTGGAGAATCTCCACCATTTGTTCCATTTCCTTTAATAACAGTAAAAACTAATTGCTCTGCTGATGTAAGATTTAATGGTCCTAATTGTAAAAAACGATTTCCAGACCCAGAAAATTCAATAAATCTATCAGATAGATTACCAGTTAACGTACCTCCTGAAGGAAATGATCCTATTGTAGGAGTCACTACATTTACATCTTGACTAGAAGAATGCCATATATCACCACCAACAGTTGACCCAGTGCCAGATGGAACTGTTGTTGGAAAACCTGGAGTGTCATATACTCTACCTGCAGGTTCACTAACTCCAACTACCTCAGAAGCACCAGGTTCAATTTCAAAAGCTTGCAACCTAATATATCCTTGACTACCAGCAGTTCCACCACCAGAACCTGCTGCTCCAGGACCTTGCATAGAAGCAACAACAGTAGTTCCAAAAGATCCTATATCATCAGATTCGCCATTAATAACAACAGTCAATATTCCACCTGCTCCACCGCCACCGCCAGAAGGATTGACAATAGTTTGCGTATAGTTTGAGGTAAATCTAACATATCCGTTTCCTGTACTTCCCAAACTTTCAACAACATTAGTAACTACACCAGTACGAGTAGCAGATCCTCCAGTTGTACCTCCACCACCACCACCTGTTGTTCCATCAGTAGGATGAGCAATACCAGATGGTCCACCAGTAGCTCCTTCTGGGTCTCCACCACCGCCGCCACTACCAGGGATATCAAATCCACCGCCGCCACCACCACCGCCGCCAGCAGTGCAACCACCTTCTCCACCAGCTAATCCAGAAAAAGGTCCGATAGAAGCAGATTGTCTAACAGCAGAAGCTGGTCCTAAAGCTGGGTTACCGCGAGAACATCCATCTCCAGTTGCTGAATTACCTCCAGATCCACCACCACCGCCGCCGCCACCAGCACCCATGATATAACCAGATGAAGTTATTACGCCAGTTGCTCCACCACCAGCACCACCAGATCCACCATTAGCCCAAGCACCTCTTCCGCCATTACCACCTGAAGCTGAACCTGTTCCAACAGCAGTATTTCGTGCTTCAACATCATTAGTAGTTACATTATTAAATCCATCACCACCTTTTGTTCCAATTTCAAAACTAAACGTTGTAGGACTTACTGTTCCTAATATTCTAGTACCGCGATATCCAGGACCTCCTGCAGGAGATTGTGTACATCCGTTTGTTGCATTAGGATTTCCATTTCCTCCAGCTCCACCAGAAATATCAATTCTTACATCATTAATTACAGAGTTATTTGGAAAATTAGTATCGTTGGAGGGATTATAACTTCCATTACTAGTAAATTGTCTAGAAAATGAACTATTAATAATAGTTGTATTTCCACCACCACTTCCACCATTTCCTGCAGTCCCATCTCCTCCATTTGCAAGTCCACCTGATGGTGAAGATCCGTCAGAATTTCCACCTGCTGTTCCATTTGGACCATTGGAACTAAAAGATACAGTTACTCTTGGATCAGATAATAAAGCGGTTGGTATGCTAAATCCACCACCTTGTCCAGCAGCACCTCCATTATTTCCTGATCCGCCACCTTGTCCTCCAAACGCTGTAATAGTATAATTAGTACCATCTAAAGTAAAGGTAACATTTGCATTTCCACCATTACCACCATTGCTAATAGTTCCACCTCCGCCTCCACCAGGAGCATAGATATCAAATTGATACCTAAGTACATTAACTCCAGCATCCCCTGCAGTCTTAGTAAGATTGCCACTGGAATCTAATACATCCTGATAAGATAAAGAATATAAACTTGCATCAAATGCAATAGTTTCTTTGCCACCAATAACAGTAGTATTATTAACAACCCAAACATCAGGATCTGGAGTAACAAAAATTTCATCAAATACTCCGCTAGCTAGTTTTACCACTGCATTAGTTTCTGTAGCAGCTGCTCTTGGAGGATCTGGTTGCAATTGAAAATTAGTTGCTGTAAGACCAGTTGGTATAATTTCAAAATTACCATTTAAAGTTCCAGCATTTGTAATTGTTACAAAATCTCCATCTGATAAATTATGATCAGTGCTGGTAGTAACTGTAATAAATGTTCCATCACTGACAACACTAACTGTGTTTAATGGAGGAGCTTCTGTAATTCCATATAAATTACAATTAGAGTTTTCTGGATCTGGGAAAGACTCTCCTATTCCCTCAGTATTTCCATAAGTTGCAGAAAATGAATTTAAAGGTCTACTTCCAAGCAATCCATGAGAGTGTCCTAATGCCAATCCACTACTATTTTGTCCACCAGGAACAAAATCAATAATAGATCCTCTGTTATTTTGATATTGAACAGCAAATGTATCAACTCCACCAAGAGAAACTAAATTTGATTCATTTACAACACTATGTAATAGTTGATGTTGGTGCTCAGGAGGTCTAGCAAAAACATAATCTTCAATTGGTCCAACTACATATTGTTTTTCACCAACAAGATATGGTTGAATTTGAGTTTGAACATCAGAATATCCAGTAGTTACTACATCACTAATACTAAAAAATTCATTTGGATTTTTTATAGCATCAGTTGAGATAAACCATCTTCCACCAATATCACCAACAGAAATATTTACTCTATCTTCAACTAAAGGAGTTCCTGGTCCATTTACACCATCTCCAAAACCAATTAATTTTCTTTCTCTATAATCAGGAACTCTAAATTTACCTAACAAAAATGGATAGTCAGAAGACAAATAAGATTTTCTAAATCTAATGGTAGGATGAGTGCCCAAACTAGACATCAAAACATTAAAAGATGTATTTGTTACCCCAGAAGAACTACCAACAATACTAAAATTATCTGGATATGTTTCTGGTCCAAAAGGAGGAATTTCAATTCCATTGCCAGCAAGAAAATCTCTATGTATAGTTAAAGTTTGTCCATTAGATAAATTTGCTATAACATTTATTCTGTAAATATTAACATTTCCTTTTGTTGGTTGAGGTCCAGAATATCCATTACTTCTTATCCATGGAGTAGTGCCATCTGGATTTGGAAGAATAAGACTAGAAACAGTATTATTTTGTATAATAGATCCTTCAGGTATTTCTTCATTTGAATTTAAAAACGTAACATTTGAAGGGATATTTGTTACATTCCATAAAACATAATTATCTAATGATAAATTTTGTAAATATACTTCATAACTACTTACAGATACTCCTTCAGGAAGTCCACTTAAATTTGACCAAAAAATTTGTATACTAGCATTTTCTGCTCCTTCATATACATCATATCCAGTCAAATCAAAATCTCCAAATTGATTTGGTTGCGGACTCAATAAAGGTATTGTTCCATAATGCTTTGTTGGAATTATATAAGATCCAGAAGCATTTAATATCAATGCAGGAATATTTAAAGACCAAGAAACATTTACAGTTTCAGTAGCGTTTAAAACAATAAATCTATATACATCTGTATCAACTCTTTGTGCAAGATTTTGATAAGACTCATTATACTCTAGAGTATATTGTGTATCTGCAGTAAAAATACTGCCTGCAGGATAACTTCCCAAACTAGAAACGAATGTCAAGCTTGTTCCATTTGGAAGAGCTCTTTGTTGTATGATATTATTGTTATCAGAAATAAAATTAGTTTTATATACTTCTGCATATAAATCATTATTATCAACAAAAGTTCTAAAAATACTTGACTCTCCTCCAGCACTATCAAAAACTACAGAATTTGGTATATCTGAAGAAATAAGATAATCATTTCCTATTATTTCATACAAAAGAGGATAATCTTTTATATTATGCTCAGAACCATCACAATATAAAAATCCTTCGTGAGCATAATTAGAATTAAAAACTGTGCCAGATCCTGATGGATTTGTAAAATCGTTTACTAAAACGGGAACAATAGATCCTATAGTAGAATAGGATCCACCCTTGTCCGAATAAAAATTTTCAAATTTAGATCTATAATGTGACATTTATATCTTAATTAAATATTCGGTAATAATGTATGGTTGAATGTATTTATCTGCCTTTGGTTCATTATTAGTAGATATTGATATAGTAGAAACTATACCAGTATCAGCTCTTGCAGTTGATGCTCGCGTATACATTACAAAACTTTGGGGAACATCTGCGCTAAAATTAAGTCTATGTCTGTGAATACCTTCATCGCCGTTAAGACCAGTTAAAGTTGTTATATTATTTACAGCAGCGTATCCAGTTGGATAATTTTCATCATCAAAAGAAGTAAATGAAAGATTTTTTTCTGTATAATTTGTTAACTGAGAAGAATTTTGATTATTATCAAGCGATCCACCGTTTAAAGCGCCAGGGCATTCTCCAAGAATTTCAAGAGTACAAACACATTCTTGAGTAAATGTTGGTTCATACGTAATGTTGCCAAAAGTAGTATTATCTCCTTCGGGTCCACCAACTAAAGTATTACAATCATTATCAACATCTTCAATAACATTCCATCTTTGATTATTTACATTAGGACATATATTTGTAGATGGCCATAAACAATATCCAGCTGTTGTAAATCCAGCGCAAGCAGACCAACACAATCCATATTGTTCATAATAAGAAGTTGAATTTTCAGTCCTTCCAGGATTAGAAATAGCAGCTGCTGTTGTTATTTGCCAATAACAAAGTTCTTGCCTAGTATTTGCCCACCAAGAACAAACATCTAAAGAAGATTTAACCCTATCAGAATTTGTTTGTCTTGGAGAAAAGTAATTTCCGTTTACATCTGTTTGTCTTGCACGTGCAGTTGTTGATCTATGAAGGTGCGGTTGAAACATATTTTCTTGAACTTCTGTTTCAAATGTATAACTTCCACTATCAATTGAAAATGCAGGTTCTCCTCTTAAAGGAACTGTTTGTGGTGGAATATAAAATGAACCATTATATGTTAATTGAAAAGGACTATCAACGTTCAATATTACATCTAATCCTACACCAGATTTACTCACTTGATTTCCAGAAGAATCGGTAACTTCCAAATCATTATAAGTACCAATATTTGCTGACGTTGTAGCTCTTATATGTTTATTTCTTAAATCTGGAAGTTGAAATTGAGTAGAATTTAAATTTTGATTTGGTTTTCTAAATTTACACTCGTCACCAGTTCCTAAAACTTCTGCTAATAAAGGAAATTCAGTAGCAGATAAAACTCTTCCATCGCAACGTAGATAACCTGGAGGAAATTGAAATTTTGCTACGTCTTCTGATGGATCGTCAGATGCTATCTCTACAGGAACTGAAATTATTGTTCCTGTTAACGAACCATGTTTTCCTTTTTCCCTATTGTAAAATACTGCCATTTTAAAATGCTCTCATTATGTACATAATTGTTAATGAAGGAGTATTTGGATTTAATGTAACATTTAAAGCAGTATCTACAGAAACTGGAGTTGTAGTACCAGTAGAAACATCATTAACTAGTAGTGTAGTTGGTATTCCTAAAGATCCTCTATTCATTGTAATTTCCATAGAATCATGCGCGTGTGATCTTAAACCAATAGATGCCCATGGTTCATTATCATGATTTAATGTTGTTGTATATGTATTTGTTACATTAGTATTTATTGGTTGACTCTCTACGGAAGGATCATATATTGGATCATTAACATATGTCTCAGGCATATTAACCCCACGATGATAATCTGGAATATCAGGAGAAGCATAAAAATTTCTTCTGCCACTATATCTTCCAGCAGGTGGAAACGTTCCTGTATGCGCATCTCTTTGAATATTTGATATTGCAGATCCATCATCAACATATGCATTTTCAATTTTAAATGAAACGGGAATATTTCTTTGTTGTACTTGAGGAACTAAATTTAATCCAGTTGATATAACTTGTCTAGTGTCACCAAGAACTAATGATATACCACCATCATTTGGGTCATACCATGTAATTTCTGCAGTTCCTGGTCTAAATGTATGCGCAAAACTATTTACTCCTCTATTTCCAATAGGAGTTACAGCTGTAGTTTGTTGTAGATCATTTTGCAAAGGCGTTCCTGGTTGAAACTCTAAAACATTTGTTCCAGTAGCAAAAACTGAAGTAAATTGATCAAATTCATTGGTAGATGCTGGTCTATGACCATGCTGAGGAGTATGATCAACTCCAAGTTTTCTTGGATAAACATAAACAGTATCAAAATAAATTGGGTCATCCATTGTGATACCAGTAATTCTACCAGCAAGATTATTTGAAGGTTCTACATCAAAAATTAAATCAACGTCAGAGTTTTTTAATGTTGGAGATTGACTACCTTCATCTGATCCATTTTCGCTAAGATATTGACCTATAACAAATAAATCTTCTGTATCAATTCTAGAAGCTTCAATATCAATCAAAGCAATTTGATTTAAATTTGGCAAATCAAAAGTGTCAACAAATTTTGTAGGGTCATGATTTGGATCAGTATCAGGAGGATTATAAGGAAAATCATTTACAATTCCAAGATTAACTCCAATTTGTTCAGAAGGAGTTTCTGGAACAGGACCATATGTATTTTTTATAATTCTTGCTAAAATGGGATAGTCAGCAGCATACAGTCCTCTAGAAGAACTGTTACAAACGATCCATCCAGTAGGAACATTGTCTGGTGAATCTCCAGATCTGGAACCACCACACCATGGCATAATGGTTCCGATTGGAGCAATTTTGGTTGCTTTTATGCGATTGTAACTAGCCATTTATCAAACCTCCTTTAACCACCATCCAGTAACACTAGAAGAAACAACAGATCCGTTTGTATCAATACCGCCCAAGTAAACCAGAGTAAATCCAGCATTTGGTGTTTGAACAATTAATTCACCAGAATTATATGGAGAAGCAAGACCACCAAGAGTAGTTCCAAAAGAGTCTCCTTGAACTTTTGTCCCAATTCCTTGAGCTCTAACAACAAGAGAAGTGTTATATGTTAAATTTCCACCAACATCAATAATATTTACGGTATCGCCAGTAATAGGATTTTCTGGTAAGTAAACAACGAATGTATCACCATCACTAATATTTACAAAATATGTAATATTTGCATTTAAGAATCTATTTTCTTCATCTGTTCCAGTTGCAATATATCTCGCATGTCTACCGCCATTCTTAGTGTAAAAATCATTAAATCCAAACGCATTAATAGAGCGATCATGATTTACAGAGAATACACTGCTTCCATTAACTCCAAGATTATTAACTAATAATTTAGGATTATTTGATGGATTTTCTAGTGCATTTCCACCAATTGTTAACGTATTTTGAGAATATGTATTTCCATTAACATCAACAAAGAATGATGGTGCACATGCCCCTAAGGTAACATTTTCTGAACAAGAACTAGGATAAAGAGTAAGTCCTCCTCTTCCTACAACTGTTGCATTAAAGATAAGTTCACCATCATGATCTGCGTGACCTCCATCATTTTTAAAGTTAAGAATTTTTGTTTTTCTTGTAGAATCAAAAATAGTAACTTCGCCGCCAATCAATGTTAAATCATTGTTAATTGTTAAATTGCCAGTTCTTTCAGCATAAGCACCAATTTGACCAATGCTATAAAGTTCATTCATTGTTGGTTCATGGAATTTACCAAACAAACCACTATTCATGTAGAATATTTCGTCTGATAAAGATCCAGTCGTATCAAAGAATCTTACAAAGTTAGGATAATCTAAAATTGTTTGTACAATATATCCTTTAGTAAGAATTAGGGAAACATAATTAGAAGTTGCTCCACTAACTGTTCTTGTTCTTAATTGAATATCATATATTTCAGAAGACTCTGGGTGTTTTAATATTCTTAAAACTTGAGTATTTGGAATATATTCGGAAATATTTCTAGCTGTTGTTCCTTCTTGTCCAGGTAAGCATCTTATTGTTAAAGATGGAACATCAATTTCCTGAATAAGCATAATTTCAAATTGATTTCCATTTAATCCGTTAAATGAAATATCAACAGAATCGCCAACTAAAACTAAATCTCCAACTTGGAATTGTCCATCACCTTCTCCTAAAGAAGATACTTGTAAATATACAGAACCAGGAACAACACCAGTAGTTGCAGATGCACTTAAAGTTGTATTTGGTCCATTTATTTGAATTGATTTTGGATCATGCCAATAAGAATATACTCTGATATTCTCTCTTACTGAAGAATATCTATTAACAGTATTTTCAACTGCTTCAGTAGTTGGAATTATTCTTGAGATATCAATTCTTCTATATTGATTACCAAGTTCCAACTCAGAAGTACAAGTATCTAAATTCAAACTATTTTGATCTCTACCATTTGTAATGGAGAATTCTTCATTTTTTGAAATACCAAATTGTAAATTAGATTCTGCAGTAAAATTAGATGCGCTTATATTTAATTTGATACTATCAGAATCTATTTCTTCAACTTTTGTAAAAGGATAAAATACTTGTGATCCACTTTCATATGTTTTTAATTCAACAATATCTCCAATTGATATTTTTGCAATGTCAGCAGCACTAATATTTGTAATATTAAATGTTGCTGCTGATGCATCAACTGGTATTAAAGATCCAGTAATAGTTTCATTTTTTAAAGTTTTACAACTACCAGAAATAACTAAAGAGTTATCAACTGATAGTTTTCCTTTAATAAAGGTATCGCCATTAGTTGAATCAACTGTAAATACATCTAGATCTGGATTATCACAATCTACTCCATCAGAAATTCTGAACTGATATGGATTTTGTTGTAAAGAAGCTCCAACTTTAATAACTTCTCCAGAATTTCCAGTATCATCGTCACGACTTAAGATAATATAATCATTTGCATTGAGACTACCACCAAACTCTGCTAAGAAAACGTTATCAGTAGAAGTTCCATTATTATCTAAAGGAAGTTCTATCCAAGTAGAATTAAACTGAACATTAACTTTATAAACTGCAGTTTCATCTGGATGATTTGTTAACTGATTTGTAATATCTCCAAATGGTTTACGTCTTACTTTAATCATGTATGGAGCAGTAGCTCTTACAATTTCAGTAATTTGTAAAAACTCTGGATGAGCAGTTTCTGCATTCCATACTCCAACAGTAGGACTATCAATGATAATATAATCACCATTTACAAAGTATGGATCTCCATTTATCTTATTTGGAGAATTTGCAAGTGGTAAATAATATTCATCTCCAGAAAGTGCAGGAAGATTTAATGCCGTAGATGCCTCTTGGAATAAAGTTCCACCCCAGTTTCCAGCACCAGAAGTATCAACTTGATTATATCCATCATCAGTTGGTAAAAGAACAGAAACATTTAATAAATCTACATTCTTTGTAAAAGTGCCATTTGGATTAATACCATCATCATGAGAAACTTCAGAAGATCCCATTCTAGCTCTTTGTCCAATAAATGAGAATGCTTCAACACCACCACACAATTGAATTCCAGCATCAAATTTAGAAGAAGCAACAACATTTAACTTATTGTTAATTTTTGTTGTTCCACCTTGACCAGCAATGTTTAGTTCTGAAGCAGTAAGAGCAAAATTAACAGTAGATGGTCCACCAGAATTAGAGAACAAATTAACAAATGATGACTGAGATCTTATTTCAGATGTTTCATTAGAACGACGATATCCTAACCAAATATCACCATTAACACGCAACAATTGAGTTCCAATTTCTGTATAAGATTGATCTGAGTTTGTGTTACCAAAAGATCCACCAATCTTAATTCTAGAAACAGTTTCTAAATTACCATCTAAAGTATCTCCTATGTTGATATTACTATTAACAGAAGAATTGCCAATATTAATTGTTTGAGTATTTGTAGTAGAATTACCAATTGTTAAAGTTTCTACATTATCAACAATAGAAGCAGTAGTTGCAGTTGAAGCAAAATTCAAGTTCTCTACAATTGTATTAAGTAGATTAAAATTAATAGATGTAGTAGTAATATCACCACCATTTACTTCAATATCTTGTTCAAAACGTGCACCTAAACTAAATCTAGAGTCACCAACAACAACAAAAGTTCTATCTAAATCTGCTGAATTTGTATTAATACCTACTCTACCATCATTAGAAGTTGCAACGCGAAGAGTTGCAAGTCCATTTGGTAAAGATGAAGTTCCACCAACAAGGAAAGCATTATCTTGACTTGTTTCTAAAGAATTATCTAGATAATTATCAAAAGTTCTTCCACTAATAAAAGCTGTACCTACAACATCAAGGTTTGCTCTAGGTGTTGTAGCGCTGCCAACAAATCCATTAACATAACCATTAGAATTATCAGATCTAGCAATTGTATTGATTCCAAGTTTATATTGACCAATAGTGTTGGTTTCTGTTCTTAATGCTTCTGCACCAATTACTCCAACTTCTTTCCAAGAATTTTCAGAAATTTCAAGTTTTCTACCAAGTTGTAAAGAAGACCAATTGTAATCTTGAGTATTAGAGAAATTAACATTTACTCTTACATAAATGTAAGATCTAGTATTAAAACTATCATTATAAGCAGTATCAGTAGGATGTGTTGCATCAACTTTCCAAGTTCCATTTATTGGACTGAGTAACCCAACAACACCAGATACTTTAATAGTATCTCCTGATTTTATTCCTCCAATACCAATGTCATTATTTGTAAAAGGAACACTCCAAGTTATTTTTACAATATTTGATCCTGTGACAGTTGATATTAAATTGACATTACCATCATTAATTGTGTCATAGCTATTTGCATAAATCCAACCTAAAGATCCAGTTGATCCTACTTCAATACCTTTAAGAAGAATATCTCCAGAATTTGGAACATCAGATCCAAAAGAAACTAATTGAGAGTTATTAAACGTTTGATTTTGATCTGGTGTTTGATTGGAAGGTTCTATTCCACCAGTAAGAGTTGAGCTTACATGAGTTCTAAATGTATATGACTGACCAGGTGATCCAGTATTTCCTCTTGGATTAACTGCAAAAATAGCAGAGTTAATTTTATTCTGTGTAAGAACAATATCACCATTATCTGGATTTGGGAAAGACTCACGATCTAATGTTCCATCACCACCATCAGGAAGATTACTAAAGATTCTTAAAGATTCTCCAAGATCTGGTTGAATATTAATTTCTACCTCATTATTAAAGAATGCTCTTCCTTCAACAGTAATCTTATCTTCAAATCTTACTGCAGTTTCAAATGTAGTTACCAGTGTTCCAAGATCATCAGAATCATCTTCACTCTCTACTAATTCTGCAGACTCAAGGAACGTCTCTTCGCCTGTAATAGCGTTGATTTTACGATTACCTATGTAGAGGTCACCATTAGAGTTTAGACCCGTATAGAAGACGATACCGCCGTCTTCACGCTTTGCCTGTGCATAGAAGTCTTGAACGTCTTGTAGAACAACTTCTTGACGTAGTGGGAAACCAGTTGAATAGTTACCAGGACCAAAACCAAGATATTCAAATGTATGGTTACCAGATCTTGCAATAGATGGTCTACGTAATTCAACATACAATTTAGATGCACTACCAGATGTTTGGTTACCAGAAATAGGAATCTTTCTATCTTCAGATCCAGAAGTAGCATTACCTGATTGTGCTTTGATAAGACCAAACTCATTACCTGCATCAGTATAAAGTGAATCTTGATTTAGATTCTTAATAAAGTCAAGAGTTGATTCTTTTGTTTCACTATTTTTATAATCATTAACTGTGACAAGACCATGAATGTAGTTATCAGCGGCAGAAACAGTTTCAGGAGGATCAAGAATTGAATCATCTCTAAATCCATTTGCTTGAACTTGGAACCAAAGAGGATCATTCTTATAGTTTAGTGGATAAAGTTGAGAAATAGGTTGAGAGAACTTAAAGTTCTTAAAGTTATTACCTACACCAGGACCTTGTGGGAATGGTGAAATATTACCTCTTACTGCAGTTAGATAGTAGATACCATCTTGCTGTCCAACAATTCTTTGTTGCAATTCATCAATATCAAAGACATAGAAAGTATCTTCAATTTCAGGAATATCTTCTACTGTTTGAATTTTATATTCATTACCAGCATCATCTACAACACGATCTCCAGGAACTGCAGTATAAAGTGTAGCTCTTGGAGTAGCATACAAGTAATCATCTCTTAAAGACTTACTCTTACCATCAGGATCTCCAATACTATCAGGTTTGCCATCTAATACTGCAGTAATTCCAGTCTGTGCAAATGTAGTATCAGAAAACTCACTATAATCTAAAGTTCCTTGTACTCCTTTAAGAATCAAGTAATAATCAGTTTGAGATGCACTTATTGAATTTACAACAACATTATGAACAAATGCTGTTCCAGAACTATTACCAGTCCAAGTAATTGTTTGAGTATCAGCAATAGGGTCTATAGAGAAATCTCCACCTTGATAGTCTTTAATTTTTACTACAGTAAAGTTTTTACCTTTTAATGCATTATTAGAAATATCATGATCAAATACTGTTAGTTCTAGATAACCATCAACTTCACGAGCAGATTGAACTGTAAACGAGAAATTATTATTGCCAGATGGAGATGCCAAAGCAGTTGTAGAAACAACTTTAGGACTTACATATGGATCATACGTAGATTCGGTTGCTTCTAGTCTTTCAGATGTTCCAGGATTATTAAATTGTGCAACGTTAGGTCCGCCAGTTGTTGGTATCAACAATAGTCTTTGTGGGACTAATCTACGCTTTTCATCAGTTCTCATCTTAATGACAAAACCATTAAGAGGATCACGAACAGATTGTAGATACTTAGGAATTACATATCTAAATCTATAAACTCTATCCTCTTTACCTCTAGTATCAGAAATACGTTCAAAGAAAGTATCAGAGGTTAATTCTTGTCCAGAAGCATCATTATAATCTGGTTGATGAAGTCTTGTTAGAATAGATTCTGCTACTGGATTGATTCCACTTGACTCATCTTTAACATTTAGATACCAAATACCAGTTGCTCCTCTTGTAGGATCAAATCTTAATGGACTTTCTCTCTTGTTTGATAAAACATAGAAATTAGATCCGCTTCCTGGCTGGAAAGTAACAGCACTTACATTATTAATTGCATCTGCAATTGATTGGTGAATAGAAAATTTCTTTTGTGCTTGTCCAGGAGACTTAATATATCTTGCATAATAAGATGTTTGTGTATTAATTTCAGTGCCACCAAATCCTGACGAAAGTATTGGCAATGCACTTCCATTAATATCAGAAGCAGTTCTAAAGAATACTTCTTGAATAATTCCACCATTAACAGGAACATCAAAATGGTGGGAAACATCAGTTTCTAGTACTTCAGGACCACCATCTCCAGTTGCATTACAAACATACTTATGAAGATCATACTTGTCATCAAGAACATATTGATAAACATCAATCTCAACATCAGTATCAATTACGTCAGTTTCAGGTGAATAGATGTAAATACCAGCAGCAGCATTTTCTTTACTGCTTGCAAGCATTAATTTAGTTTGATTTGTTTGGTCAAAATTACTGGTAATTGAATAATCTTCTGGACTAGTCTTTCTTCCAGGAGCAATAACATAATATTTCTGGTTTGTATTAAATCCAGAAGGTAATCTAATCAGTCT